CAATTTGCAGAAACTGATAAAGTCAGCGTGATGTTCGCGCCTGATGTGACAACAGTCTCAGCGTTTGAGACAACGACTGCTGAGTTTTCAATAATTGCCTCAACAGATTTGACCCTGACCATATTGGAGGTTAGGGATGCCACCGCTGCTATGGTATTTGGCGAGCCTGAGACAAAAGTTGCGGTAGCGTTAGCTGTGGTAGTCGCAGATACGGACGCAGTGGCCGATGCATCGACGTAATCCGTTGCACCCCAAAGGCCATCGCCGTAGTTGGCTATGCCATATCCGCGAGCCATTTAATTAATCCAGTGTGATATCAATGTCGCCCGTTGGAATACGGAACACATCACCAGACGCAATTGCTTTGCTCGTAGTGAGGGCCGCATATGCCAACAGGTTGCCAGCAGATGATGCGTCATAGATGCCAATATGTGTCACCGTTCCCCATGTGCCTGTCGCTGTCGGAAACTCGATCACAGCGTCTGTCGTTGCGGTGTTGCCCGACACAGTAAATGATCCGGTCTGGCGAGCATATGAGCCTCCAGAAACCTCAGTGCCTGATCCATCTTCACCAGGATTGGAAGTTGATAGCCCTACATACACGTTAGTTGGCGATGTATAAGCATTGCCAGCAAAAACATGATCTAGAAGCTCAGTTTCTAAGTAGTTTGAGAATGACATTATCCAAGTCCTCTAATGTTGAGCCTAATGCCAGACCCTGAGTTCTTCACTCGCTCTGACTGTGCGTTGAGCTGCGAAACTGCAGCAGAATACATTTGTGCCCACACTGCAATTCTAGCATCTTCCGCTAAATATGGCGCGGAGTGTGCCAAGCTCGCATATAGGTAAATATCCGGGGCGTATTCAAGCAGCCAGTTTGTCGTGTTTGAGTCACTGAGTGCTGGAATCTTTTGATAATACAAGAGCTCGAAATCGGTCAGCTCATCCGGTGTCGGGAAGAGCTCAAACTCACCGCGAACGTGAGCATAAAACCGCGGCCGTCCTGCCTGGTCATCGACTGCAGCGCGTTTGTCAGCGATCGATGCCAGTGATGCGAGCTCGACAGCGTCTGTGCCTTGGCTGGTTAAGTGGAACCGGATAGTCTCTAGCCAATCTGCTGGGAGCTGCATGTACTGATCACCCTGATCCTGCTGCCCTGATACCCTAGCTTCCATCTCCCAGTGGCGAATATCACGATTCATCTGTGACTCACCAAGCTGAATAAATGTGGGGATCGTTGCAGTGAGATCATCCCGGTTGAGAAAGTCTGCGATCGTTGTCTGCAAATTTGAGTAATTACTTATCGCCATTTATCGAGCCCTGCTACGGTCATTGTTGTCCATTGTATCATCAGCATTGCCTAAAGCCCCAAAGATTCCACCGATCCCGACCGGTGCACCACCGGCTGTTAAGCTCTTACTTGTCAGGTCTTCAAACTTTGCCCATGGTAATCGCAGCCGAGAGTTGTCCAACACTACGAACTCTGTCTGTGGGTCATGAGGATAAGTAGCTTCATCAGCAAAATGCCTGATGCCTCTCTTATACCCAATGTCGTACACGTTGTCGAAACGGATACCTGGTAGCCCCATTTCTCGACCGATTTGCGACATTGTGTCGGTACTACGTTCGCCTAAAAATGAAAATATTGGAGTGCCTTTGCTGTCTCTTAGCTGCAATGGAGGCAGGGGATCACTCTTTTGCTTTGCTATATCTCGCAAATCTTGCCCAGCCCATGATCTGCCACCGAAATCTACAGATCCGAATCCTTCGCTGCGTAACTTTAACGGCATGATCGTGCCACCAGATACTGGTGCATATGTCTCAGCGTGAGATGGGTTCTTGCTAACAAAAGTTCCAAATTTGTCGTCTGCAAACTGATCAAATGTTGAGCCAGTTCCATGAAACACATCTACGTCAAACTTGTCTGCGTTAGACTTCTGTTTAGACATTGCCTTACTTACATTGTCTAAAAGCTTGCGTACTAATGCACCCATCACTTGACTCCGAAAAACTTCATCAGATCTTGCGATCGAGCCTGTTCTAGGTCGCGCATAAACTCTTGGGCAGCGATCTCATCCATCCCGCCGCGTAATCTCCGGTAGAACGCTGCTGTGTCGTCATCTGTGTACCCATATGCCTTACCTATGGCATACGGGTTTCTATCATTCAGAGCCTTCTTGAGAGCTTCTACAGCGTCTTTTGACTGACCGGCAAAGATTTGCCCCATCCTGTCGTCATCAACGTACAGGTCTGCATCCTGGAGGCGTTTTTGCAGCAGTCCAGACTCATAATCAATGGACATAGCATCATCGAATGGATCAACCCTGATGTCTGTAGCTGGCATTTTGCCTTTCATCACATCAGTAATGTCTTGCTCTGTAGTCCGAGCCTGTCTGACCTGTCCTTTGTCAGCCATCTTCTTGAACTTTGCTAGTAGCTTGAGCGCAGCTGCTTCCATCCTAGTCTCCAAATACCTGACGCATTAGCATCGAATTGCGGTCTTTGTCTTTCATCGCATTAGCCATGCCACGGGTTAGGTACAAAGATGGATTAAGAGCCATAGCATCAAGAACTGCCATGGCTGGATCTGTAATTTTCGATTCTCCATACGCTGCTCTCTCTGAGATATTTCCAAGATCTTGTATTGCAGTGCCAGCCATAAATCCTAACGGCCCAGCATCCTGCATGCTCTCGCCTACATTCTGTAGCGTCATGCCTATATTCGCCGCACCTTGAGACACTGGGTTGTTAGCCACTCCTGTGATCGAGCCCACATCTGGTGTCGGATCGTAGTTATCAATCAGAATCTTGTTTACTAGCTTACCCATGTCAGATTCGCGTACCGTGCCTATCACTAGGTCGGCCTGTTCTTTCGCTGAGAGACTCTTGCTGCCACCTTGCTTTAATAAACTCGGCAGCTTCTGAGCCATGATCCTGTTTTCTTCATTTACGTCAGCAAATGCACCGATCGGAGCACCGGCGGCCGCAGCGGCAAAGAATGGCTTGTACAGTGGGTTCTTTGGGTTTAGTGCTTTAAGATCTCCGCCGACCAAGATGTAATCAAGCATGGCGTTTTCATCCACACCAAGATTGTCAGCTCGCCTTGCTACTTGCTCTGATAAGAGCTCTAGCTTGCTTTTACCCACAGCCGTATCAACCCCAGTGGCCCGTGACGCTGCACCCCACAGACGCGCCTGTGCAGGAACAGACTCTAACCCAACCTGTCTGGCTACGTTGTTCTCCCACCATTTCCTGACAGTGTTCAGCTCTGGAGTGCTAACAGATTGCCCCGGTACAACCGGCTGACCTTTGATCGTTTTCGGGTTTCTGGTGTCTGCAAGGCCAACACCGCGTGACCAGTGAGCGTCACCTACTGGTGTGCCCCAAGATCTACCGGCCTCATCAACAGACGATGACTGAATGTAAACAGGAACCTTCGGTGATTTCATCTGCAGCGCACCGGTCTGATTGTAGTCAGACATTGGCTTCGCGTGAGCTGTGCTGTGAACCATGTGACCCGGTACATTTGCGATATCAGCAGGAGCACCTGGTTGCCCTGACTTGCCACCATACTTTACAAAGTCGTCGAATCTACCCTGCCTCGCAAGATAGTTCGCAGCGGATCCCCGTGTCAGCTCTGTGAGAACATCTGAGTTTGAGCTCGCCATCCCTGTGTAGCGATTAAAGTCATTGAAGTATTCAAGGGCTTTCTCTTCACCTACTAAGTTGACCAATCGATTATAAAGCGGCCCAGACTCGTACCAAGAGTCCATCCCCTTGTACAGCTCTGGTCTTTTCCCAGCTTCTGCCAAGATATCAACGATTCTCTGTGTGTTTTGCGGAGTCTTGATGGCTTCTGCCGCTGCCGCTCCTCTTGCTTTTTCTGGAGGAACGACAACAGATGGTGCAGGGCCTCTGCCTCTTGTCAGTGACAGGTTGTAAAGATCATCCCGGGTTACACCAAATAGTCTTTTCATTGCACCGGTTTCTGGTGCAGTGGCGGCTAAATCGGCTGCTTCAGCGACTAGCTGGTCAGGTCTCTTGTAAACACCGGGATACGCCATACGCTGCGCACCCTTGATGAAGTAATTTACCGGGCCTTGAACTGCCATAAGTCATGCTACCCCTTGTAGATTTCTGCGTATTGTATCACCCCATGAGTCTGTCTGACCAATGCCTTCCCGGTAGATGGCCACCAGGCCAAAAGCATCTGCACCGTGGGAACTCCAATCGTGCTCTGGGCCGAGACCGAGACCTCTGGCTTCGTCTCGCTTTTCATGATACCAGCCAAGGGCTTCTCGTCCTCCTTTGGTATTCTCGTCGTGGAATCGGCAGCTTGGGAACATGCGTCTTGCTGCTTCAATCCTTTGCAATACAGCTCCTGGGCCCTGATTAGGGATAGACTCGACAGTGAATCCGGCATCGTGCAAGAACCCCTCTGGCGTGACGTTATAAACCATGTCGTGCTTGCGGCCGTCATGCGGCAGCACACACATTGCATCCTCGTATCCGCGATCACGCAGCCAATTAACATGCATGTCAAAAGACTGCCCTACGGCCTCGTAGTAATCCAACAGGCGAATCTCTTCACCAATGTACTGCACAATCCAGATAGCAGTTGCATCCGACTTTTTGGAGGTTCCGCCGATGTCCCACACGGCATGTAGTTTGACAAGAGGATCTTTTCCAAAGAATCCGATTCTATTCTCAAATGCCGCTTCCGATAGGTGTCTAGCGTAATACGCGCCTTCCAAGACAGTAGCATACTCACCCTCCCACACATGCGGATACCGGTCTGGATTCATCCGCATTGAATCTTCTCGTTCCTGTAGCAGAACCTGGGAGATCCATGGGTTGTGCTTCCAGTTAGCGTTGACGACGACAGCACCTGTTGGCTTGTTCTCACCACGCAGCCACTGATCAACCGCGTCAGTCGGTCTGTTAGGGTTCCATGATGCCCAGATCTGTGAGCCGTCCTTTCGTATGGTTGGAGTAAGCAGCTCAAGCGATCGGTGACTAATCGACTGCGCTTCCTCGATCCAAGCTCTGTCAAAGCCTTCCAGTGACTTGATAGAATCAGCAGTGTGATCCTGCATCCCGGTAAAGATGATCAGCCCATCACCTGGTGTTTCGATAACCTCACGGTACACTTTGAACCCAGCGACATCGCCTAGATTGTACGCTTGCAGCTTATCCTCAATCAGACGCTTACTGGATTGCTTGAGTGACTTCTGAACTTCCCGGATACATGCCGCTCGTAACCCCGGTTGTATCAATGCATCCCTGATCAACAGCTCCGCGAAAAAGTGCGACTTCCCGCTGCCGCGTCCTCCCCAAGCACCGAGCACCCTGCCACCGCGTAACAGCGGCTCAAAGACCTCAGCCGTTTTGAACTGGATAGTTTGCATCACCAGGTCTCACGATTATGTTTTCAATCCTTTGTGGAGTCATCGTGCCATCGCTTGACTTGTTGTCTATCTCGCTGCGTTCACGATACCCATGGTTCGCTAACATCAGCTTTGCGATCGCTGAATTGAACTCACCGGCTAGCCCATTGTTGATCAATGAAACCGCCTGTTTTTTGAGAACTCGATCTAACGTGTCGGAAAAATCTGGATGCTGATCGCGCCATGCGTACAATGTATCCCTGTGCACATCCAGGTAATCAGCCAAGCCTTCGACTGTATGTACCACCTGTCCGTCAGGTAGTTCTGTGACATAACCGTCTGCTTTCTTCTGTGTCGCAGCGTTATATTTACTAGGTCTTCCGCGTTCCATCTCTGTGCCTGTAGCGTCCAAAGTGTGTATACGCGCTTTATACACCATCACCTTTGCTTACGATAGAGCTTGGCTACAATCCGACAGTAGTGCCCGTCCTTCTTCCGGGGATCAATTAGGCAGTATCCTTTCGATGTTCTTCCCATTAACAGATGCGGTCTGTTGTTACCTCGCAGCCATACCTTCCCGTAGTCCAACGCTGCAATTGGATCTGTGAACCATTCTGATATCACTGAGCACCGAACCTCTTGGCATGGATTACATGCGGAAAGTTGAAGTTGCGTTCGTATCGGTAGCTGTACCGAGACACCATCTGTTCTACCATGCGATAAGTCTTGCCGAACTTGTCGGCAGTCTCTTGTATGGTGTGCCCTAAACTCCAGTAGCTCATCATCTCCTCTACCGATGGGCCATCAGGTTTATTGAAGTTCATTTTCTGCCTTCCAATTCAGATATCGCTCACGCTCTAACTCACCGTATGTGTCCAAGTCTCGTGTTGGCCCACAGAACCGGCATACCTCGTTACCCTGGTTGAGATGCTCACGCAGTACATGATCACCACAGTTAGGGCACGTTGGGAACTTGGCAGCGTTTTTTGCCATCTCAGATATAGTCGTCATGATCACCCCACTTCTTGACTAACCAATCACCAGCCACCCCGATCAGACCGGCTACTACAAACGCAGTAGCCAATCCAAAGATCAGAACAAATGCTTCACTTAAAAACATAATGAGCCCTCTTCTCTTGCTTTTATTCTTTCACCAATCCAACGCATGACTGGTACTGCCATGCTGTTACCCATTGCCTTGTACCGGTGCGAATCTGGCGACTCTTCTTTGTTTCTCCACGGGATGTTGGTGTGATCATCCGGGAAACCCTGCAAACGCTCGCACTCTTTTGGTGTGAGTCGTCTAACCTGTGACTGACTGAACACTCCATGCCGATCACCGGCAGTCATTGTGTACATCGGTCCACCTTCTGTGATTCCGAGCCCATTGCCAGAACCATCGTTACTTCTAGTCTCTCCACCGCCTTGGTGCCTGGTGGCTTTGTCATGAATAGCCACCACGCTCTCCTGCACTACACATGGCTGACGCTGTCCACCTTGTGCAGTGTTCAGAGTAGGACAAACAGAGTCATGAATCCTTGGCACTCCATCTTGAGACCGCGGCTCAAAACACAACACATTTTCCTGACCATTGTTGCGACCCAGAGCATGAGCTTGGACGATTAAGTGGCCATTGTTCGCTGACTGATGTGTCAGCTTTCCTCCTCCACACTGCGTGTCGAGACTTCCTGCAACGCTTGGTATAGATGATCCGGTATCTTCTTTCCGCGTTTGTCTGCTCTTCTCAAGATCCCTGTTGCCGCACGACTGCTCAAA